TCTTATTAAAAAGACTGGAGAAACCTGTCAAGACCGAAACATTAGACAATCACTTAATGGGATAAGAAAACTCTTAAATGGATAAAAATTGACAGATATGAAACAGCTTGAAAAATTACAGCCTTCCCTTTCCTCCGATCTTGATAGGGCGGCAAAAGACTATCAAGAGCGGATATATGACGGGGAATATTCAGGTCATATTAAAGGATATCAAGAAACTTTCAAAGCCGGAGCAGAATGGATGGCTAGGCAGGATAGAACAAAGGAAAGAAATAATAATAAAAAGACACTATGAGTATGTATGAATGGGCAGAGCAAGAGTGTAGACTTGCATGCAAAAAGGAAAACCCCGACTTTAATTTTGACAGTGAAGATTTTGACTACGGGTGTAGTTGCTACAAATCCGCATTGAAGGCATACAAGAGCCTTTGTGAAGACGGACATAGCGGCGCGTCGTTCAACTTTACAAGGAGAATCCTTGAACGGCTAATGAATCATCAACCACTTACTCCCATTACGGACGAGGACTTTTTCATTGTGCATCCCGAATATGCCATTGAAAGCGACAAGTGGCTCGCGGAACATGGCCTTAAATCCGAGATTCAATGTCCGAGAATGAGTAGCCTGTTCCGCACGGAAACATTGGACGGGAAAGTATCGTATAGCGATAATAATCGGGCATATTGCATTGATATTGAAAATCCGTCTGATACTTATTTTTCCGCAAAAGACCGCGTTGTTGACGAGTTCTTCCCCATAACGATGCCTTATATGCCAAGAAAGGGACAATACAAGGTTTATTGTCAAACTTTTCTTACCGATAGGAAAAACGGAGACTTCGATACTCAGGCTGTTTTATATTTTATAACACCAGATGGAAAGCGAGTTGATGTAAATCGCTATCAAACAGAGAAAAACGGAAAGATGGTTGACATCATGAAAGAAGAATATGAAGCCCTGCTTGAAAAGCGAATTGACAGACTTCGTGATAAGGTTGCCAATAGCCTTTTGTGGACGCTGCTATCTAACTCTGCCTCCGAGAAAGAGATTGAATGTAGAGAGATTGGGTGGAGAAGTCTTTTGCCAGAAACGAAAAAGAGCATAGAAAACAAGCTAAAACAGTTGTGTGTGTTCTATGAGAGCCCAGAGCATTATAAGTACAATTGTTTCAGTGTCGAACAGGCACTTTGCCGTGGAGACTTTTCTGATTTTGATAATGAACCCCACCTTATCAAGATAGGGAATTATCTCCAGGGGATTTTGAAAGTTATACAGTAACCATAGGGCGCGGAGGTTATCGGAATGGAGATACTGCTTACACCTCGCCGATTCCACATAGCAGTTTTAGTGGCCGCGCCCTTTTTATTAACCCGGCAAAAGTCTAAAAAAGAGAAATAAGATGAAAACAACAGACCTTATGCTTGGCGACATTATCATCTTCAAAGATAGTGTAGAAACAGACCAAACTCCAGTCCCTGTGAAAGTGATTGCGCTTGGCTATCAGCATCGTGGGAATGAGAATGAGGCTCTTGTTCAGATAGGAAATGATGAAGGCAACGACATTGTGGAGATAGATGATGAATTTGTGGGCTATCCTCTCACTTCCAAAATTTTGGAGAAGAACTTCCAGGAACCGACAGATGGTCTGAGTTGGTTCCCAGAAGAAGGCGGGTTCAACTGCCACACCTACGTTCCTAAGTGTGAAATCAACACTTTTGGACTTTTCAAGTATGTCCATGAACTCCAACATGTCCTTCGTCTTTGTGGGATTGATAAAACTATTGAATTATGAAAATACCATTTAATATCAAATATAAACCTCAGATAGAATCTGGGGAGTATAAGGTCCTAACAAACGATGGTTCAGACGTACGAATAGTCTGCTGGGATGCAGAAGGTTCTCAAAGAAAAGACGATATTATCGCTCTTGTGAAAGGTTCTCTCGGTGCTGAAAATATTCAGAGATATTATGTTACAGGAAAGCTTATCGCTGATACCGGACGTAGAGGCAAAGGTTTAGTTATTGTTACTCCGGAACCTGAACTGACGGAGTTTGAGAAAAAGGTATGTGAAACAAGCAACCTTTGTTTGAGCTTTGGCATGAAAGAAGAAATTAAGAGTGCGGCAACAAGTCTTCTTGACTATGCAAAGGAAGAATTTATCAGGCAAGGCTATGTCATTGAGAAGAAAGCATTCCTCGAAGCAGTTGAGAAGGTTGACCCTGAAGTGATGAAGGAGGTTTCGGAGAATGTGGATAAACTTTCCAAAGAAGAACTGACGGAGTTCGAGAACGCATTTGGCAGAGCCATGATGGAAGTTCCGGAGCCATAGAAAAAAGAGGAATGGTATCCGTTCTTGAAAGAGAAAGCCGCAGGACTCCTCACTCTTGCTCGTGAACAACTTCAGCCGGAGATTGATGCTGAGATTGAGAAAGCATACAAGACTGCTGATGAGGTACAGTATCGAAAAGGATTTAAAGATGGCAAAGTCGAAGTCTTGAAGGATTTGCCGAGATGGAGGATTTGGGAGAATGGTGCTTCTGGAAATACTGATGGACATCCGATTGCACTTGTCTCCGGTGCTGGTGGAATCCGTTTCGTTAGTATTCTCGGTATAAGCGGAGAGAAATACATCTTGCTTTCCGATCTCAAAAAACTTCCCGGATTTAAGGAGGACTAAAATATGTTACTAAAAGAAGGAACTTATGAAATTCCAGATAACTGTACCGTAGCTTATATTAAACGAAAAATTATTGTGAAGTCTAAGAAACAAAGTCCAGAGATTCTTACGTGTAAATATTGTAAGTATCAGAAACTTGGAAAGAAGTGTATGCGACAGCAATGGTGGGATAGTTTCTATTGTGAGGTATCACCAAAGGTCATAGGTGGAGTAGAAGGATATTTCTATAGTGCTAACTCAAGTAAAAAAGCTTGTGAAAAGTTTGAAAGAAAGGAGAACGACAATGATTAATCATTCTGTTCCTATCAATTTTCTTCAACACATCTATTCAGAGAGTGTTACAGATATAGCAAATATTCTTATCGCAGAAGCGGAAGATGATTATGACACAATCATAAATTACTTGTATAGTCTGCGAGTACAAATTCATGATTGGATGGATGAATTGCAAGATGAGAAAGAAAGTAAAATGAAGGACGAGAAATGAGAGATATTAAATTTAGGGCAAAAGCCTTAAAAACTGATGATTGGGTAGAAGGTGACTTAGCAATAGTAAATTGTTCAACTCGTGGTAAAATGAGTAAAAAGTATTACATTGTTACTCATTGTGCAACTGGAGGAATGATGTATATAAGTGCAAGAACTCAAATAGATTATAATACAATAATTTCGATATGAACGATAATCTAAAGAAATACGATAAAGCTCCTTGGCACGATTCAAGAAAAGAACTTCCTGAACATGGTGGTATAGCTTGTTGGTGTTATGTTCCCGGTATAGGAGAAATGGAAATGCGTTTCTATAAAGCTCGTAAAGATTCAGGTTACAAAGATTTCTTTAAGATGATGTTAAAACTATATCATTGTTACGATTATGATTGTATTAAAGCTTGGAGAAAAATGACAGATAGTGAATTTAAACAGTTTCAAAAAGATTTGGGAATATGTTAAATGTTGAAGATAAGGGTTTAACTTGGTGTCCTCTTGGAACAGGCTTTTCAAAGGAAGAAAAAGAAGAACTTGAAAAAGAGTTTGGCTCAAATTGGAGAGATTTATTTAACGGTTTATAGTATGTTAGAAATTAAAAACGTTAAAGTGTATGATTTGAGAGAATCTGTTATTGCTTGTAGAAATGCTATGAGATTAGACCTTCCGGAGTATAATGAAGAAGAGTTTCAAAAATCTTTTGAGAGGGCAAAAAAGCTGGTTTTAGCAAGCAAAAACGGAGAAGTTAAATGTCACGATAACTTTCTTACAGGAATAAGGGTTAGTTTTGACCTTAAATATCCTCAATATATCTCTCCTGAACTTCAAAGATACCATTTCTTTGATATAGTTACATCTATGTCCAAGATGCATAGGCTTCTTAAGATGGATTTTACCAAATGCTGTAATAAATATGTTACAAAAGACACAATTAATCAAATGAATTATCTGATTGCTGTCTATAATACAGACAAGACTTATGAAGCTTGGATGAAAGTTGTAAGTAACTGTCCTCTTGGTCTTGAGATGTGGGAGAGATGCTCAACAAATTACAAACAACTTCAAACGATCTATAATCAGAGAAAAAATCACAAACTTAAGGAAGATTGGGGAGAATTTTGTAAATTTGTAACAGAACTTCCTTATGCAAAGGAATTAATTTTGGGAGAAGAATGAAAAATTTTTCAATAAAAGTTGATAATAAAGAATATTGGATTAGCAGGTCTATTGCTGTTGTAGGATTTGTTATTACCAAAGATGAAAAAGGAAATTTTGTATTTCTTGCTAATAAACGAGGTAAAGGTTGTCCTGATTATCAAGGTTGTTGGAATCTTCCTTGTGGATATCTTGATTATAATGAAACTACAAAACAAGCAGTTTCAAGAGAAATTTATGAAGAAACTGGTTTAAACGTTCCAACATATAATTTTGATTTATACAACGTTGATGATTCTCCCGGTGCAAACAGACAAAATGTAACTTTTGTTTATTGGACAAAAAATCCACATTATTATCTTCAACAGCTCACAACTAAAAATTCTGAAAAGAATGAAGTTGCTGATATAAAATGGGTCAAATTTAAAGATGTTCACAAATTTAAATGGGCATTTAATCACAAGCAACTTATTAGGGAAATGTTAGAAATCATACCTTATGATAAATAAATTGCTTATAGTCGTTGATATGCAAAACGACTTTATTACTGGTTCTCTTGGTACTCCTGAAGCAAAAGCTATAGTTCCAAATGTTGTTAACAAAATTGAAAATTGGAGTGGTGATATAATTGTTACGAAAGATTATCATACAAAAAATTATCTTGAAACTCTTGAAGGTAAGAAGTTACCTGTAAAGCATTGTATTGTTGGTACACAAGGTGTAGAACTTGAAGATTTTGTTACAGCCGCATTATCAGAAAAAGCAAGAACACTTAATTCTGTAAGAAACGTTTATTTAAAACCTACATTTGGTGCTGTTGCATTATTATACGAACAGACAATTTATGATGAAATACAAATTGTAGGTCTTTGCACAGATATTTGCGTTTTAGCTAACGCGGTAATGGCAAGAACTCATTGGCCTAATACACCTGTTATAGTAGATGCTTTTTGTTGTGCTGGTAGTACACCAGAAAATCATCAAATAGCTTTAAAAGCTATGAAACAATTACAAATTGATATTATTAACGAATAAAATTTAACAAAATGAAACTTTCAATTGTTCATAAAGAATTTTCTGTAAAGAAAGGTGTTGTGGTTTGTAAAGCTACAGGTATTCTTCGTGTAAATGATAGTATTGAACCTATTTATCATGTTAAAGGTATTGCGAGGGTAAGTCCTGATGATACTTTCAATCTTGAAATCGGTAAAAAGATTGCTCTTGCAAGAGCTGAAAGTGAGCTTTACACTTTAGCAAAGAAACAGGTTGTTGAAGCAAACAAGCGACTTGAAATGACTATTAAAGAAGGTAAAGCTTTTTGCGAGAAAGCAATTGGCGTAAGAAAACACAACAAAGAATATATTCATAAGATAAGTGAATAATGGTTATTGAGGCGTCGTCTAAAGGCAAGACATGAGATTTTGGTTCTCAGAATGTAGGTTCGATTCCTACCGTCTCAACAAAAATTAATTTTAAATCTTTTAAATTTACAAAAACGTGGAAGAGCTTTATAATCAAGAAGTAGAGTGGTGTAATCGTGTAATAAAGTGGCAAGAAATTGTTAACGGTTGTACAGATTTTGGTTTCTTGGAATCTGAATTTACAAATAGTGTGTTTGCAGAATGTCAATTTGAGTGGGCACATTATGGTTATTCACGTAAAGAACACAGATACATTCAAAACAGATTTAATTTAGATTATAACAACGCTTGTCTTATCAAATATACAATAAGGCAATACGATTTATCTGATGGACCAAGTGAAGATATTCACGAATTTATTAGTGCAGGGTTAGCTGAAAGAGATTATAAATATCTTGGTACTACAAGTAATGATGAAATGGGTACATATCTTACTTATTGGTATCTTAAAAAGTTTTCAGAACCTGAAGAAAATCCAGAATATGATATAGATGAAGATGAACCTTATAACCGTTGGGATGATCCTTATGATGATGAATATGATGAAATTTATTAACTTGTATGGCACAAACAAAAACAGAAATACAAAAACAAGCGGTTGAATTACTTAAGCAAGAAAAAAGAGTTATTCTCAGTTGGGCTACAGGTACTGGTAAAAGTAAAGTAGCCATTGATGCTATTCAAGAAATTCAACCTCAAAGAATTTTATTACTTGTTGCAGAAACGTTACATAAGGATAATTGGAAAGATGAATTTCAAAAATGGAATGTAGAACTTGACAGTATATTTTCCCAAATAAGTATAGAATGTTACGCAAGTTTACACAAACTTGTCGGAACTGAATGGGACATGATTATTGCTGATGAAGCACATCATGCAGGTTCAGATTTAAGATTGGATTATCTTAATACAATAAAAACTAATTATTTCTTATGTCTTTCAGCTACAACAGATTACAGTCTTATAAAAAATCTTGAATCTGTTTATGGCAAGTTTAAAGTTTGGAAGATAAGTCTTGATAGTGCGATTAAGAATAATCTTCTTCCAGAACCAAAAATATATCTTATTCCTTTAGAGTTTAATGTAAACAGTCAAACTGAAGAGATAATTCAAGTTTGGGGAAAGAAACCTAAAAGAAAAGTTATATATACCGATATGCAGGGTAGATGGTTATATCTTAAAAATAAAAACGTTTATCCTGATGTAGAATTGCATATTAAATGCAATCAATATCAAAAATATACATATCTTACAGAGCAATTTGAATATTGGAAAAGGATTTATATGGCCAAACGTACCGAAGTTATGAAAAATAAGTGGTTGATAGCGGGTAATGATAGAAAAAGATACTTAGGTACTATAAAAACTCCTCATGTGTCTAAATTGCTTCAAACTTTACAAGATAAAAGGTATGTATGTTTTTGTGTAGATATTAATCAGTGTGATATTCTTGGACAAAACTATGCAGTACATACAAAAGCTGAGAATAGTGATTTAAATGTTATAAAATTTAACAATAATGAAATTGATAAACTTTTCTTTGTTGGCAAAGGTAACGAAGGAATGAACTTCAACAATGTTGAAGTTGGTATAATTGTTCAACTTTCAGGTCAACAAAGAGCACCAATACAACAAACAGGTCGTGTTTTAAGGTCTTCAGAACCAGTGCAGTATATTTTTTATTATCCAGGAACAAGAGATGAGGAATTTGTTAACAAATTCCTTGAAAATGTAGATGAAAAATATGTAGAAATAAAGAAGTTATGAATGTTTTATTAAGAACTGAAATATTTAATAAATATGGTGTATCTTTTGATGAAGTACTATATTTAATAGCTGTTGCTGGTCAAGCAAATATAGAGAAGGGAAGGCAAAGTGTTGTAAAAAAGGGATTGGTGTGTGAAATGACAGATGGTCTGTTTTCTATAAAACCCAAACTTACACTTGCAGGACAAAAAGTAATTAACGATATTATCCTTGATTCAAACAAAGAAATTCCCAAGAGTGATGATAGTGATTTAAAAACTCTTGTAAGTAAAATGCGAGAGTTGTTTCCTAAAGGTTATCAGCAACACAATCCTGATAGATATCCGTGGAGAGGTTCACCAAAGGAAATAGAGGAAAGAATGAGAGGATTCTTTAAACAGTTTGGCACAGATTTCAAATATGAAGATATTCTTAAAGCTACTGAAAGATATGCCAAAAGAAGTATTAATGACCCTTATATGAAAACTCTTCCTTATTTTATTTGGAGTAAGCAAAAAGACAGCCTTCAATCATTACTTGCTTCAGAACTTGAAGTAATGAAAGAAGGTGATGATAATCCACAGGAAGGAGAAGATTGGAAAACTAATGTAATATAATTATGACAACTTGTGTATATTGCAAAAAAGACATAGATTCTTTTGGCGATTATAAACCTTACGACTGTCCTAAAACAAAAGATTTGCATTATGCAGATGCAATTGAAATCTGTGAAAGATGTAAGTTTTATATTCCTGATGGAAAAGAAGTTCCTGCACCTTAAAAACGTTAATATATGGGATTTAGTAAAGTATTTCAAGATCTCGTAGATAGAAAAGAAAGAGCTGAACGAGGTGAATATAACTGTATTCCATTTCCTTTTCCAAGATTTCAAAAGATTGTACCGGGTATAGAAAAAGGTAGATATATAGGTATAACTGCATCAGCTAAAGTTGGTAAATCAAAGCTTGCTGACTTTATGTTTGTTTATGAATCAATTTTCTTTGGTATAGAACATCCAGATTTCAAGTTTAAAGTTTTGTATTTTACTCTTGAAATGAGTCCTGAATCGAAATATCTTGAGTATTTAAGTCATTTACTCTACAGACTTGACAACATTGTTATTTCTCCTACAGATTTAAAAAGTGTTGATAATAAAAAACCAGTTCCTCAATATATTTTGGACAAATTAAATTCAGATTTGTATCAAAGGTATATAAAGTATTATGAAGAACACGTTGAATATTACGATACAGTTTCAAATCCAACGGGTATTAATAAGCTTTGTAGAGAATATGCTGATAAACATGGTAAATATAACCATATAACTTATGAGGTTGTTAATGATGTAACAGGAGAAAAAGAAACAAGAACTAAACTTGACCCTGATAATCCTTATACCCCAGATGATGAAAATGAATATCGTATAATTATTATAGATAATGCTGCAAACCTAACTACTGAAAGTGGTATGAATATGAGAGAAACTATTGATAAACTTTCAAAGTATTGTATCACTTTAAGAAATCAGCTTAACTATATAATTGTACTTGTACAACATCAATCTTTAGCATCTGAATCTTTAGAAGCACAAAAGCTTGATGCTATGAAACCCTCAGCTGGAAATCTTGGTGACGCGAAAACGACTGTTCGAGATTTAGATATGCTAATTGGCTTATATTCACCATTTAAGCATAACAAAAAATCATACGAAGGTTATGATATAACTAAACTTAAAAATTATTCACGTTTTATGGAAATAATGGATGATAGAAATTATGGTGCAAATCAGAATATTTGTCCTCTATTTTTCAATGGTGCATCATCTTTCTGGTCTGAATTACCAAGAGCTGATGATACTGTAGCAATGAACGCTGTATATAGTTATATCGAAAGTTTAGAAAAGAAAAAGATAGAAAAAGTGTTTTTCAATTTTATAAAAAGAATATTTAAAAAGAGTTAACAATGGCTAATGTAACAATTATTTTGGGAAAAAGTGGAAGTGGAAAATCCAGTTCCATTAGAAATCTTAACCCTAAAGAAACTGTAGTTATTAATCTTCTTAAGAAGAGACTTCCCTTTAAAGGAAGTTCCACAGTTTATAATGAAGCAAATAAAAACTTGTTCAACATTGATGATTATTCTCAGATTGTTAATTATCTTAATGGAATGAGTCAAGGTGCTCCACACATTAAGAATGTTATTATAGATGATGCAATTTATACAATGCGTAAAGAGTTCTTTAAGAGGGCAAAAGAAGTAGGCTACGGTAAAACAGCTTAATTTTTTATTAAGCCTATTGTTTTAAGTAAAAATATAGTGTATATTTGTAATATAATAAAATTATTACAAATGCCTAAATTTATAAAATCTAAATATTTAGAATTAAATTTAAAAATTCCAAAACTAATTAATGAAGGGAAGACTATAAAAGAAATGTCTAAAATTTTAAACATTTCTATATCAGCAATTAATAGAAGATGTAAAGAATTATCACTTAGTGTACCTAATCATCATAACGCTTTAAAATTTGATAATACCGTTTTCGATTGTATAGATTCAGAAGAAAAAGCATATTGGTTAGGTTTTCTCTATGCTGATGGAAATGTACACAGTTCTTCTAATATCGTTTCAATCTCTTTAAAAGGAGATGATATTGAGCATTTGCAGAAATTTAGACAATTTCTTAAAGCTGTAGCAAGTGTAAAAATGGGAAAAGTACAATTAAATAACAAAGAATATAAAATTTGTAATTTTTCCGTTTGTAATAAACATTTTAAACAACAACTTGCTAATTTGGGATGTGTTCCTAAAAAATCATTAATTTTGCAATTTCCATCATTAGATGTATTCCAACGTAAAGAATTGGTTTACGATTTTATTCGTGGATATATAGATGGTGATGGATGTTTAACGTTTTCAAAAAATGGAAGACTTCAATTAAGTCTTGCTGGAACAAAAGAATTTTTAAATGGGGTATTGTCTATATTTCCAAATAAATTTTCTATGTATAAACCGAAAAACGTTAAAAACAATGTTTGGATTTTATCAAATTGTGGTGCAAACGCAGACGATGTTACATACACATTATATGCAAAAGCTACAACATTTTTACAAAGAAAATACGATAGATTTGCCGTTCTGAATCGTAAGGTTCAGAATAATTACGGAGCAAAAACGGTGAAAGCTGAGATGCCAACACCGTGCTAACTAATCAGATTACGAAAGGCTAATTAGTAGTGTAGAGCGTAGAAAGTGAATAAATATAATCTTTCCAAGAGTGTTCCGCACCCTATTTTTATATAGGGTGAAAATGTACGCCGAACTTACACAAAAGAAAGTGTAAGAATGTGAGGATAAAAAGCTTCACAGATAACAATATTGAAATTCACCGAGATAGCGCAGCATTTTCAGCAGATTATTTCCACTTGTGAAAATATGCGTGATGATATGAATGTTTTTTTACTTCTTCATAGTGAAGAAATTCAAAGTGATAAAATTACTACAGGGTTTAAAGTAAGTACCATTGGTCAATTACTTGACAATCAGTATAATCCTATTGAAGTTGTTCCTATTGTTCTTTACGCTGCTATTAAGTATGATGATAAAGGTCAGGCAAGCTATGGATTTTATACTCACGCTTGTAAAGAAGGAACTGTAGAAATTCCTGCAAAAAGTCCCGATGGAATGTTTACAGAAGATTTTATTCCCAACGATCTTCAGTTTGTTGTAACCAAAATGAATGAATATTATAATTAAGGTTAATACCTAAAAAAAAAACACAATTATTAACAAATTAAACACACAAAAATTATGTCTAAAATTATTCCTGCACTTCAGTTTGTTGTTATCAGTAACACTGCAAAGGCTGTTTCCAAGATTCAGTCCAAGGTTGATAAGTTAAATGCTCAGATTGATGAGCTTGAGGCTCTTAAGGCTGAAAGAGATAGTCTTGAAGCAAGTATAAAGAATCTTGAGGTTGGTTGTATGGCTCTTACTGGCGGTTATACTTCCAGTCAGCTTCTTAGGAAGATTGTTGAGAAGCCCGCAGAAGGTGAAGAAGGAAAGAGAAGTAAGACTGTCTTTATTCCTGTAGAGGATGTTCTTCAGGAAAACGCTGATGGTTCTTATACCATTCTTGACCGTGTAGAAGCAGAGCCTGAGATTGCAACAGCTGATGCAACTCACGATGAAGAGTAAGAGACGAAACAAGTATCTTACTAATTTCTTTTATTTATTATTTAAAAATTTAAAATTTATGGCATTTGGAAAAGGCTCAGTTGTATCTGAGAATAGTTTTAATTATTTTATTGGATATGACAACTTCAAGATTCATGGAGTTAATATGTCCAAGGAGGAACTTTCAGCACTTTATGGTAGAACCGTAGAAAAGGATAGAGTGTTTACCCGTGAAATAGATATTAATGGTGTAAAGACTCCTGCCGTCAATCTTGAATTTACAGTTTCTACAGTTATTGAAGGTGCTGAACGTTTCTTTAATCTTCGTTATAGTATCACCAGAGCAGCTGTTACTAATGCTGAAGGAACAAAAGTAAAAGTTATTGATGAGTATGGTAGAACTGCTTGGGCTTCCAATGAAGAAGCTAAGAATCACGTTATTCCTACTTATAGTAACGGTCCTGCAAACATTACTGCCAATTACAGACCTCTTTACCGTGGTGAAGAACAGCTTACCATGATGCTCAAGAGTTATCTTGGTATTCCTTCTGTTGAAGTTTGGGGAGAAGTTGACGGTAAGAAGAAGGTTGTTGGAATGATTGAAAATCCCAAGCTTGCTGAAGCAAGGCTTGCAAAGATTGAAGATTATTTCAAAGGTGATGTGAGTGAGCTTAAAGAGCTTCTTACTTATCAGCCTGAAAATAAGATTGGTTTGCTTATGGGTGTTCAGACTGATGATCAGAACAGAAAGTGGCAGACTTTCTTTATTGAATTCCCTATGAGAGCTAATTCTGGTACTCAAGCTGTTCAGAAACTTGCAGTAGAACTCAAAGCAAGAAAAGATGCTGGAGCTTATGCTAATGTAGAATTTGAGATTTGTCCTCTTAAGAAATATGAAGAGAAGCCTTCAAATTTTGCAACACCTGCATCTAATCCTTTTATTCCTAATGCACCTGAAGCTGCACCCGCATCAAATCCTTGGTTTCAGCAGTAATTATGAATAGTGGTTTTGGTAGAGGAAAGCCTGTTATTGATTTAAAAGAGGCAATATCAAAAATAAGTAGTGAAGCTTTGTTGGAACAATATTTCGGTATTACTGAAATACCTACAACAATAATTTCACCTTATAGACTTGACAATCATCCTTCTTTAAGTATATATTATAATAGTGCTGGAAAAGTATGTTTTAAAGATTTTGGTACTGGAGATTATGGAAGTATCATAGATTTGCTTGCCAAAGTTTGGAACAAATCTTTTGAAGATACAGTTCTTGAAATCCTTAAGAACAATCCTGTCAAGACAGTCTTTTCTCTACCAAAAGCCAAAACTCCAAAGCATATCAATTCATCTTCTGATATTCAAGTAAAAATAAGAAAATGGAAAGATTATGATTTGGAATATTGGGAAATGTATGGAATATCCTTGAAATGGCTTCAATTTGGTGAAGTTTATCCCGTTTCAAGGATATTCTTTACAAATTCTTTTGGTGAGACAAAAATTTTTCCAGCTGATAAATATGCTTATTGTTATGTTGAAAGAAAAGATGATAAAGTCACATTGAAAATTTATCAGCCTTTCAGCAAGACAAACAAATGGATGAATAAACACAATGCTTCTGTGTGGGATTTGTGGACACAATTACCAGAAACGGGTGATAAGCTAATCATCACTTCTTCAAGAAAAGATGCGTTATGTCTTTGGGAAAATACAGGAATTCCCTCTGTATCTCTTCAAGGAGAAGGATATATACCAAAAGAACATGTCGTAAATCAATTAAAACACAGATTTAAAAAGATTTACGTTCTATACGATAATGATTTCAAATCTGAAACAAATTGGGGAAGAGAACACGGAAAGAAGCTGTGTGAAACTTTTGATTTGATACAACTTGAACTTCCTGAACATCTTGGAAGTAAAGACCCTTCAGATTTAGTAAAGAATCACGGAAGACAATTTTTAAATAAAACAATTAACAAATTAATTAATGATACAGAATTTCATTAAATCAGATGTTGAAACTATTGGAGATATACAAAGCAATAAAGTTCAAATAGATTCAGCAAACCTTGATTTTATTACTCAGATTCTATCATCAAACCTTTATTCACAGCCTTTGCAGTCATTTTTGAGAGAAATTCTGTCAAATGCAGTAGATTCACATAAGGAAGCTGGTACTACAGACCCTGTGATTCTTGATATTGGTGTTGAAGGTTCAAAGCCTTATATAAGAATACAAGATTTTGGAACAGGTATTTCTCCTGAAAGATTTGACAAAATTTATAGATATATAGGTTCTTCAACTAAAAGAGAAAGTAATAAATATATAGGTTTCTTCGGTTTGGGACGCTTTGCAAGTCTTTCCGTATCAGACAGTTGCTTCATTACAAGCTGTTATGAAGGCGTAAAAACCAAGTATGCTATGTATAAAGATGGTCTCTCTATTAAGATTGACCAAATCAGTTCTGTAAAAACAGATGAGCACAATGGTGTAGAAGTTCTTGTATATGTTTCGGATCTTAGCAGGATTTATGAAACGTTGTACATGATGCAATTATTTGAAGGTGTATATCTTAACGTTGACCATCGGGCAATTAACTATTATGTAAAAAACGACTTATACAAATATAGTCCTGAAATTTGTATAGATACGTTTAATAACAAAATCAATCAAACGTATAAAACTTTTTCTTTGTGTAAGTATCTTTCAAACTCTTATTCAAATTTATTTGTTAGTGTTGGAGGTGTCATTTATCCAATAAATGAAAGTTATTTACCGGAAAAATTCAAACTTTTCAGAGAAAAAATTTCTTATACTTGGAGTATAGTACCAACAGTTCCTATAGGTAGTGTTACCATGACTCCTAATAGGGAACAACTGTTATACAACACAGAAACTGTAAGAGTTATCAGAGAATGTTTTGAAAATGCTTGGAATGAAATCAAAGAATGTGTTTCAAATTCTTTTGATGAAGATGTTTCAACAAATTTAATATGGTTTGGTCAACTTATAAAAGAAGATGATATACCTTTTAAACTTGCAAACGCTAAAGGTGATATCGTGTCGTTAACTATAAAGCCTGAAGATTTTATAGATACCTTTACAGTCTTTAATCAAACTTTAAAATGTTCTGAAAGACAAAAGCTTGGACAGTATCTTAACAGTATAACTATTGCTGAAGTAAGAAATCTTAAACAACCTAATCATAAGAATTTTAAGAAACCTACAACATCAGATTACGAGAATTTCAAAGCTTTCAGATATTTGATTGCACAAAATGTTCAATATTTTACACAAAATGGTATCATTCTTAAAGGGCTGATAAAGGCATATCTTGCAGATCAATACAGTTATGCTAATGTTGCTTTGCTTAAATTTGTTTCAAAAGATTTTCTTTTAAATCTGTTTCATAAAACTTTCAGAAAAGAAACAAGAGTTTATAGAAGAATTGCTTTTGAGTTGTGGAAGCAGGCTGTAAAAGAGACTGAAGATATATCAAAACTTGATATTCCTGATTGGTTTGTTGCAGAGTATGAACAGCAGAAAGGAGTCAAAAAATATGAGAAAATAAATTATCCTTTTTCTCGTCTTATTGGAGATACATTTAAAAGATGTAGAATACAAAGTTTTGATGATTTTAAAAAAGGTTGTATTGTAATAGGTGGTACTTATCTTGAAGAAACGTTGTTAACTTCTTTATATCGTTGTAAGGAGTTGTTAAAGTGGTTATTTGACAAATATACACTTCCTGTACATTTTATAAAATTTAACAAGGGTTGTGAAGGACTTATAGAAAGTTGTGAAAACGGAATAATGATTTCTGAATTATTCACAGATGAAGCTATATTACAACGATATAAAGTTTTATACGATTTCTATAAAGATGGTTCTTTCAAATGGGTAACACAACTTGAAAGTTGTTATGTATATGCTAAAAAAGTTTTTGGAGGTCAAATTATTGACAAGCTTTTAAAAATTAGTAGAGCATATATAGATATGTCAACTCCCGGTGCAGCTTTATTCAAGCCTTTTATTTCAAAAGTAGAAACAGATGAAGGTTTGAAAGAAACTTTTGAAGAATATCAGAAATATGGAAAACGTATATCACTTTTATCAATTTTATCAGACGAAAGTCATATAAATTTGGTTATAAGCATATTCAATTGTTGCGAAACTGACAATCTTGTTAAAGAAGTTATAGATTGTAACGGTTATAAATTAATTAAAAATACAGAAGAAAATTCTACAGAAAATGATTAAAAACGCTATCAAAACCAGCACTTTTTTAAGTGTTACTCTTGAAGATGGGACTGTTTTATTTAGAGCAGACCCTACTCCTGAATTTTACGCAGAAGTAATGGCTTGTAAGGATGATAATCATATTATCGAACTGTTTGGTATTGACGTAGATAACAATCTACCTAAATGTTCAGATGAACTTATAGCTGTTGCTAAAGGTGTTGAAGAATCAAAATATCTTAAAATTCAGGGTGCTACCTGTACAATACCTTCTATTTCTGAACTTTCTGTTCCTCAAGATTTTGCAGAAGAAATTCTTAAGGCTGAAAGAGAAGGAAATGAGTCTTTGTTGCAGACATATCTTAATTTCTGGACTCTTGTTTCCCTTAATCCAAACAGTAATGTAAGAGACAATATCTTCTGGTTTATCAGAAGATGGAATATCAGAATTACGAAATCTGGGTTGCTTGTCACTTATAGAAATGCAGATTTCAAGAAAGAAGGAAATTTTCCGAAAGAATTTGTTGAACTTGTAACAAAAGATTATCTGCGTATCAAGGAACAAAAGAAAGGTCCAAAGAGTTTTCATTATCCTCTCTATGATGAAGAAAATGGAGATTTCGAGAATATTTATGTGGAAGATTTAAAGCTTCACAAGATTGAGGATAAAGAGAATTTTGATGGAACAACTCTTGCAGAACTTTATGAAATGGTAACTGCACCTGTTGATACTACTGTATTTACAGACCATCATTCTCACACATTTGATATCAGAATTGGCACTCCTGTTTCTATGCCAAGAGAAAATACTGACCAAGATAGCAATGTCAGTTGTAGTAGAGGGTTACATGTCGCTGCTACCCAATGGCTTCAAAACAATTATTTCGGTGATACAGGTCTTGTATGTTTAGTTAATCCTGCCAATGTTGTCGCAATTCCTGTTATTGATGATTACGGTAAGATGAGATGCTGTGAATATCTTCCTATCGCTATTGCAGAATGGACTGAAGATGGACATATCAAGGAGTGTATAGATACTCATGGTTTTGAGGATGGTTATCTTATTGATTATTCTGGTAAAGTGAATAATGAAGATGTAGATAACTATACTCTTAATTACATAAGAACTGTTGGTATTGACAGGCAAGCTATTGCAGATAAGATTTTTGCTATAGCTAAAGAAAACAATAATGAACAGTAAAGAGTTCTTTGGTGATTGGTCAAAGGTTATACCGTTTGAAGAGCTTGATAAGCTTTTGCCTCAGCTTAATGAGTTACTTCAAACGGTAACTCTTTGTCCTGAACCAAAATTGTTATTTCAATGTTTTAAACAATGTGATTATAATAAACTGAAAGTTGTATTTTTAGGTCAATCACCTTATCATCAAAAAGGTGTTGCAACTGGTTTATGTTTTGCCAACAAGAAAGATACTAAAAAGTTATCTCCGTCGCTACAAAAATTAAAAGATGCTGTTGAACTTTATTGTACTGACGATTTGCCTTTCTCTACAATTGATGAAGTGTTCCCTACTCTTGAGAGTTGGGCAAATCAAGGTATTTTAATGTTAAACAGTTCTCTTACAACACAACTTGGAGATACTGGAGGACATTTTCTTTTATGGAGAGGATTTGTTCAAAAATTACTTGAAAATATAGCAAAGGATAAACCCGATACAATATTTGTTTTGTTTGGTAATATAGCACAAAGTTTTAGTTTGTTTATTAAAAAATATAACTATATTTGTGTACCTCATCCTGCATACTGTGCAAGAGAAGGTAAAGATTTACCAAACTTTTTCAAAGAGATAGACGATTTGATGCTTAAAAAACAACAAAAGTTAATATACTGGATATAAAATGAAAAAGAAGAAAACTTATTTTTACAATAATGTACCTATTGAATTAGGTACAGCTTATGATGTAACTTCTGTAAAGAATGGTCAAACCAAGAGGATATGGGGAAACCATCTTACTGAATTTCTTGCTGATTATCTTGTAAGTGAAGGACTTCTTGAAGTTAAAGAAGAAAGTCAAGAGCTTTCGTTCAGTGAATGTCTTAAAACTATAGACCACGATAATACACGCCTTAACAATGTTATTTCTTACCTTTATGATGTTTCACCTATTCACGGTCTTGAAATAGCTCTTAAAGCCTTTAGCAATGTAATGACTAAAGACGTTGACAGGCATTATTTTCCAAACGATTTTTGGTGTGTAGATAAAACCGATGGAGTGGTTAAAAGGTTTTATGCAGATACTATAGAAGATGTTAAAAATCTTGCTTGGTTTGCTTCAGCTGAAGATGCTGTTTATGCCTGCGAACACATGCCAAATCTTTATGAAAAAGCTATAGGTCATAAGCCTAATGGAGAACAAGAAGATTAAAAACGCTAAATCTTCAACTTATCAAGAAATTAAGTTTAGGAGTAAGTCTGAGGAAAGAATCTATAAAAAGCTTCTTTCCTTGGGCTTTTCTCCTTTATATGAACCTGACACTTTTATTCTTTTTCAAGATTTCAGACCAGAAAAAACATATTTTTATGAAGGTGTACCACAAGTAACAAAAAAGGGTGGAAATAAAGCTTTAATGTCTTGGAAATATACACCAGATTTCAGGCTGGATTTTGAAGAATACAAAATGTACATAGAAGTTAAAGGTTTTGCAAATGATTTATGGCCATATAAAAGAAAACTTTTTCTCAAACTTCTTGACAGTTATAAAAACTGTTATTTCTTTGAAGTAAAAACTATAAGAGGGTTGGAAAGAAGTTTGGAAGCAATGAAATCTATATATAATGGGAACACAAACTCTAACCAAGATTCAAAATCTGATAAAATATCTTCCTGAAAAAGATATAATTCATGCTAACAAGTTTTTAAAGCTTCGAGATTTTGACAATCTCAAAGATTTGGTTGATTCGTCTATAATTCGTATAAAGAAAAGTAGAAAAACGAACAATCAAAAATATCTTGATATAGATTTGGAAAAACTTGAAGAACTTTACAATGAAATTGTTATCTATTGGAGTTATCTTGATGTCAGTGAATTTGATAATTCAGAAGATAATGGGGATGAATTTCTTGATTTTGAAGAAGTAGAATATTATTAAGATGAAATCACTTAAAGATATATCGTGGCAAGTAGATGAACCTACTTACCGCGAAGACCCAGCGTATAGTTATTCAACAATATCAAAGTTTCAAAAAGAAGGTTTTGAACATCTTGATACATTGTTTGATAGAGTTGATACCCCTTCTTTACTTTTTGGAAGTATGGTTGATACACTTGTTACAGATAGTGAAGAAGAATATAACAATAAGTATTTTGCAGCAGTATTTCCTGAAGTAAATAACGATTTCAAGCCTCTCATTCAAACTATAAAAGAGGAAAGAGGTGATGTAATTACATCACTTTATCAGCTTTCAAATGAAACAATTGTAGAATATCTTGACAGGTTTGGAATTTATCAGAATAATTGGAAAATTCAGACAAAAGCTGATAAAGTTAGAGAAGCCTGTGAAGCATATTATAAGCTTTTGTTCCTTTCAGAAGGTAAAACGCTTGTTACATCTGAAATGAATGATGATGCTCACGCTTGTTTTAAGGCTTTAAAGGAGTCTGAAGCTACCAAGTGGTACTTCCAGTCAGATAATCCTTTTGATGGCATAGAAAGGCTTTATCAGCTTAAATGGAAAGGAGAATATGAAGGTATTTCCCTAAGGTGTATGCACGATTTGCTTATTGTGGACCATACGAACAAAACAATTCTTCCATGTGACCTTAAGACTAGTAGTCATTTAGAATATGACTTTTACAAGTCTTATGTTCAGTGGAATTATCAGATACAGAACAATTTATACTCGTATCTTTTAAAGCAGAATATTGAAAAAGATGAATATTTTAAGGACTTTAAGATACTTCCTTATAGGTTTATAGTTGTAAATCGAAAAGAACTTAATCCTAAAGTTTGGGAAGTTAACGGTCCTATGCAGTGGAGCGAAGTAGATTTTACAATAGGAGAGATAGAATTCAGAAACTGGAGAAATATTGTAAAAGAGTTGCATTATTATATGACACATCCTCAAAAATCACCTATTGGGATTAAAGAGAATGAGCCAAATTCATTAGTGGAATGGATTAAAACATTAAAGAAATGAAAATATATGTAAGAAAGAAAACAGAAGCTGCAATTCTTCCAATCTCCGTACCAAAAGGAGATTGGGTAGATTTAGCTACACCATATCAGGTTAAAATAGACAGACCTGAAATTACTTCCAGTAGAAATGGAGAGAAGACAAAAATACTTTTTGACGATTTTCTTGTAGATTTTGAAATTGCTATGAAACTTCCTAAAGGTTTTGAAGCAGTTGTATTACCAAGAAGTAGCACTTATAAAAGATATGGAGTGCTATTAAGTAACTCTCAAGGCGTGATAGATAACTGTTATTCAGCAAATGACGATACTTGGAAAGCTTTACTTATAGGAATGAGAAATGTAAACATTCCTGCTGGTACAAGGATTTGTCAGTTTAGAATACAATTGTCTCAAAAAGCTACAATTTGGCAAAAGTTGAGATGGTTGTTTAGCAACAAAATAGAATTTGTTGAGGTTAAAGACCTTGGCAATAACAATAGAGGAGGTTTCGGTAGTACCGGAAAGTAAGACATGACATTGTTTACTATACTCTTTATAGCTGGTGTGATTGTTGGATTTTTGTGCTTGTATTTTTCAGGAGCTTTAAAAAAGTGTAGTACTGTAGTTTCTTTTGCAGAAGACTATAAGAAATGTAATCTTGTCATACTAACTTTATATTGGAGGAACAAACCTCTCAACTTTATTGTTGATACTGGAGCTACTTCATGTTATATAAGTCAACGTTTTATAAATGAAAATCAAATAGTATCAAGTAAAGCTTTAACTATAGAACATTCAGATTTTAGTGGTAATCATACTACTGAAACATCTATTGTTGAACTTATATTACAAGGAAGAAACTCAATTTATACACAAGAGTTTTATGTTTGGGATACAAACTTTGAAGATTCTGAAAATGAGCTTGGAAAACCGATTCATGGAATTCTTGGAGGTGATTTTCTACATAAAAATTATCTACATGTAGATTATAACAAATATCAAATATACACAAAGAAAAATTAATATGATAGTCAGAGGTTTACCTGTAGAAGTTTTTGATATTGAAGTATTTAAAAATTGTTATAGTTGTACAATTTATAATACTGAAACCAAAGAAACTTTTGTTTTTGAAATATCTAAAAGAAGAAATGACAGTAAAAAACTCGTAGAGCATTTCAAAAACCAAAATATATTATTCTGTGGATATAATAATAAACATTACGATGATCCAATCAATAACTTTATCATTCTTAATGCAGAAACAATACCTGATGATTATCTTTTAATTTGTAAAACAATATCACACCTTAGTGATACCATAATAAATTCTGAAGATTCAAGTTCTTGGAAAGAATGGAAATATGCAAATTGTTATAAATCTTTTGATTTACTTACAATGCTGTTTTCCAGCAAATTAAGGGTTGGATTGAAAGAAATGCAAGTAACTATGCACTATCCAAATGTTCAGGAGTATGAAGGTGATTTTACCAAAGAACTTCCTGAAGACGAGATAGACAATATGCTCAAATATAATCTTAACGATGTAATGAGTACTGCAAAATTGCTTGAATTGTGTGAAAAGGACATAAGATTAAGAGAAAATATTGAGAAAGAGTTTGGTATTGATGTAATGAGTAAAGATGGTATGACCATCGGTGTTGAAATCCTTAAAACAAAATATCTTGAAAAAACAGGTAAATCTTGGTGGGATATCAAAGGTTTGAGAAGTCCTTGTGAGTACATAGCACTTAAAGAAGTAATATTTCCTTTTATTTCCTTTAAGATGCCTGTACTCCAAAGACTTCTTGAAGAAATGAAGCAACAGGTAGTAACTCCCGGAAGAAAAGGTTATGAAAAACATTTTCTTTTAGATGGTGTTGAAATAACAGTGGGGGTCGGGGGCATCCATTCACGTAATGATCCAGAAACAATAATACCAAAAGAAGATGAGAGATTGTTAGATAGCGATGTAAATTCGCTATATCCTTCATTAATAATAAGTTATAAGCTTGTACCGCCACATTTAGGAGAAGAATTTCTTGAAGTCTATGGAGGAATAAGAACTGAGAGACTTTATGCAAAACATCATCCTGAAATTCCCGGTAATAGTGTAAAAAATACAACATTAAAACTTGCATTGAATGGGGCTTCAGGTCAGTATCAGAACCAATATAATTGGATGTATGCTCCCAAGGAAGTAATGAAAATCCGTATGAACGGCCAACTTTTATTACTTATGCTTGCAGAAAGATTAATCTTGCAAGGTGCTCATATTAAGCAACTTAACACGGATGGAATTTTGTACACAATACCAAAATCAGTCAATCTTGATACTATTCTCAAAGAATGGGAAGACTTAACCAAACTTACTCTTGAAACAGAAGAATATGAAGCTTTTTATCAGTTTGCAATTAATGATTATCTTGCAGTAGGTAAAGGCTATTCAGAAACAAAGAATCCAAAACTTCTTAAATATAAAGGCTTGTTTATTGAAACAAATTCTCTTGGTAAAGGTATGGCTCCTCCCATTATAGCAAAAGCTATCAATGAACATTTGTTGACTGGAAGAGACATAAGGGAGATTGTTACTTCAAGTAAAGATATCAATGATTTTCTTACTTATCAGAAGATTGACAAGAAGTTTTCAGCAGAATATAACGGTAAAATAGTAAGCCATATTAATAGATATTATGCAAGTACAGATGGATATCATTTGTTCAAATGTGTAAAAGAAACAAAAGAACAAGAAGTACCAGCTGTAATTCTTCATTTTAAAAACGGAGAATGTAAGAAAGTACCTCAGACAGATATAGAACCTAATGGAAAATACTGGTACAATCCTGAAGTTTCAAACATTGAGTATGGAGGATATAAAATCAGCATACCTAAAGACTCAAGACATGATTATGAAGATATGTTGAAAGCTTCTGGTGTTACTATTGTAAACAATCTTGAAGATATAAAAGAATTCCCAAATAATATCAATTATAGCTATTATATAAACGAAGTACAAAAAATTGTATCTTCTCTTAAAGAAGTTCAATTGTCTTTGTTTTAAAATTGCTATATTTGTAAAAATTTGAGTAGGTATGAGTGAACAAGTTAATCATCCTTCATATTATAAATCAGGAGGAAAAGAATGTATTGATGTGATGTGTGAAGAATTTGGTATTGAAAAAGTTAAAGCTTTTTGTGAGTTAAACGCTTTTAAATACAAATTCAGAGCAGGACACAAAGAAGGAAATTCATTTGAACAAGATATGAATAAGGCAGCTTGGTATGAAAACAAGCTTGCAGAATTATCAACGTTAAATTCATTATAATGGTTTTATCAAACGAACAATCAATTGAAAAACTTACGGAAGGTGTTGACCTTATCTGTAATATTGTAAAGGCAACTTTTGGTCCCAGAGGAAAGAATATCATTCTTTTTGATGGGGCTGATAAGCCTTTTATGACTAAAGATGGTATTTCAGTAGCTAAACACGTTTATTCTGAAGATCCAGCAGTACAAGCTGCTGTAGAAATTGTAAGACAGGCGTCAGAACAAACTGCTGAAAAAGGTGGAGATGGTACTACATCAAGCCTTATTTTAGCTCAAGCTTTCTTTAAGTATGGTCTTCAATGTCTTAAAGACAAGACTTATACAATGCTTGATTTAAAGAAAGAATTTGCTGAAGTAAAAGAAATTATAAACAAAGAACTTGAACGTTTAGCACTACCAGTAGAATTCAGTCAGGAATCCCTTGCAAACATTGCAACAATTTCTACAAACAATGATACAAATCTTGGAAATCTTGTTGCAAACGCATATATGCTTGCTGGTAAAGAAGGTGTTGTAAAGGCTGAACTTACAGAATCTTTTATTACAAAAACAGAACTCCAAAAAGGTGCAACATATAAACTTGGTGTAGCTGATAAGTATTTCTTTAATTCTGCAACAAAGGCTGAATGTAATTATGAAAATTGTCTTGTATTTCTTTATAACAATCAGGTAAAGGATATAGACAATATAAGACCTGCAATAATTAAAGCTGCACAAAGTAAAACACCAATTGTTATTTTTGCACATGATTTTTCAGAACTTGCATTAACCCAGTTTTACACAAACAAAGCTAAAGGACTTCTTGAAGTTGTACCAATAAAACTGTTTGGTTTTGAAGGGCATAAAAAAGATTTACTTGCAGACCTTTCTGCCCTTACTGGAGGTGAGATTTACGATAATAACAAACTTGGTAATTTTGAACCAATTCTTGGTTTTTGTAATAAAATAACTTCAAACCTTATTGATACTTGTATTTTTGTAGAAAATACAACAGAAGCTTTTGAACAACATATAGAAAAGCTTACAAAAATAATGGAGAATGAAGATGTTCCAGCCCTTAAAGCTCTTTATCAAGATAGGATAAACAGTTTAAGAGGCAACATTGCAACTATTTTTGTTGGGGGTATTACTGCTGTAGAAACAAAAGAAAAGTTTGATAGAATAGAAGATGCCATTTGTGCTGTAAAAGCTTCCCTTGAAGAAGGTATAGTAGCAGGTGGTGGTTCTACTCTTGCACAAATTTCAAATGTTTTGGATGCAAAATATGCCCTTACCAAGACTTGTTTGTGGGCACCATTTAAACAGCTTTGTATTAATTCTGATTTAGAGTTTACAGAACTTCAAAAATATGCTCTTGATCACGGTTATGATTTCTATTATGAAGAACCGGCAGATTTGTTAGATAATGGTATTGTTGATCCTAAAAAGGTTATAAGACTTTCTGTAGAAAATGCCATTTCTGTAGCTTTGGCTTTATTGACAACCGAAGGAATTGTAAGATAATGATTGTGATTTGCTTTCTTTTTGTATTTTTGATATATCTCACAACAATAAAGTAAAATGGAACAGGAATATTCAGATTCAAGAACAAGAGAAATTACTGTAACAGCTTCAATGACTATAAGTAAAGACTTTAAAATCTTTGTACCTCAACATTATGGTTCTGAAGATGTAATGGAATCTTTTGAGGATAGTGTCATAACACCTGTAAAATTGGCAGAAATTATAAACGACCTGTTTAAAAATCGTAATTTTCCAAAGGATTTAGGTCGTAAATTAACTTATGCTATCTCAGATGCAAAAGATTGGCATATAGATGAACTTGAAGTAATTGAAAATTAAATAAAATGATTGGTATGTGTTTGTTTGTTGTCCTTCTCATATTAATGGGATGGGCAGCAGTAGTTCACGAAGATAAAAACAACAATAAATTTGGAGGAGCATACTAAATGAATAATCACGAAGAATATTTAAAAGTTAAATGGCCTGATTATCAGGACTATCAAGATTATGCAGATAGAGAAGGGGAAACTTCTTTTATGGAAGCTTCTACTGAATCAAACGCTATATTTATTGAAAAACAGTGGTATGAAAGAGCAACAACTGCTATAAGAAGAAAAAAGATGCTTGCTCAACCGGGAGTATTTCATTTTAAATGTGCTCCTTCAATTGAAGCTGGGCTTGTTCCTGATACAATAGAAGGTCAATACAAGCTTATAAGTAACGGATATACGTCTGTTATAGCGAGAGGAAGCCTTATTGAAGGTTTTAGTATTTCTGGTGGTCCAACGCTTAATGTTGGAGATACTCTTCCTTTCACAGATATAAAAATTGTCCATATTATGCAGATTGACAAAGATATTATTGTTGTAACAGATAAATAGTATGTTAAAAGCTAAACACGTTTATCACGGAGACATCAAACCTGAACCCAATACAATTTTTGTCTTTGGTTCAAATCCTGAAGGAAGACATGGTGCAGGGTCAGCAAGAGTTGCTATGATGCATTTTGGAGCTGTTTATGGCAAGGGAGAAGGGTTACAGGGTAATTCCTATGCTATACCCACTATAGACCTTAGAAAACGGGGTTTAAGGAACATTTCTGAGGTAGATATATTCAACAGTTGTTACAAAATGTATGTAACTGCAAATATGCTTAAGAGCTATACTTTCAAAGTTGCTTACAGAAGTAAAGCTGATGAGGCTACACTTTGTGGTTATACTGGTAAAGAATTGTTTTTAATCTTCTTGGCTGCTTACGGTAAGTTTTGTGCTGATTATAACACAACGCTTGATAATATTCAGTTCAGTGAAGAATGGAGTAACATAGAATTGTAATCAGTTTTAACGATTATAATTCAATTTCTTTTTACAATTAGTGCTTTAAGTTTAAGGGAGTAGGTGGTAAAACACTTGCTCCCTTAATTTTTTGTTAATTTAATTGTCTGTATAAAATTTTGTTTCTATTTTTGTCTTTGTTGATTATAATTTAAGATTATGGCTACTAATCCAGTATTCTGTTCTATTCCTACACAAGAGTTCAAAGAAAGAGCAGAACAAGTTAAAAAGAAATATCCCAACCTTTTAGATGGCAACATTGAATCTATTATAAATTGTTGTTCTCTCGGTCTTACCAATGGTAGAAGAGGTTCTATCCCTACTATGAATGAGATTGAAGACTACATGAAAGGTAGAAGAGTTGCAGACTTCAATGTTACTGAAGAGGAGCAAGATATAATGAATCGTGCCATTGAAAATGGTACTTTTATGAAAGCTCCTAACGGTGAAGATACCAAACTTACTGTAAAACAGTGGTTACAAGTTAGAACTAAGGCATTTAAAAATTGGTTTGGTGATTGGGAAGAAGTTGCACACGATTGGGATCTAATTCAAAGAAAATTTTCTTTATATGAAAGAGAACAAGAACCAATACGATTTGTTAATAAATACGGAGAAGGAGATGAGAAACCTTTTATAGATGGAACAAAAACACCAAAAGAAAGAACCGTATCGTTTAGAGATAAAGATGGTGCAGATGTAGAAAATGTTGAATTTGTATTTGAAAGTGGGTTAATTTTATCAGAAACTGAATATTTTAAATTAAAAAATCTCAGATATACTGACGGTAGGATTAATGAATTTACTAAGGAGGATGTAGATTCTATTTTAAATACACCGTTAGAAGAGTATCTTAAAAATCATGATAAACGTGCTTCTAAAGTAGTAGATAAGAATGGAGAACCAATGGTAGTTTATCATGGTACAAATCTTGACTTTAATACATTTGAATATGATGAAGACTATAAAAGAGGGCGGCATCTTGTTCACGATTTACACTCTTTCTTCTTTACAACTTCTTATGAAAAAGCTTTAAAATATAAGCACGATAAAGTTATTCCTGCATTTTTAAATATCAAGAATCCCGGATATTCTTCTGTATTAGACGGTTCAAATAAACTTTTACACGAATATGTTGAAAGAGAAAATGAAATAATAAAAGACTCTCAATATGATGGTGCACAATTTATAAGATTTGATAAAGAAGGAGATAATAATGGAGCTACACCCACCTTACAATGGGTAGCAAAACATCCCAATCAAATAAAATCAGCAACAGATAATAGTGGAGAATTCTCTACAGAAAACGATGATATTAGATATAACCAAGAAACACAAGAAGGTAATTATATAGAAGTTATATATAATCATCCCGATGGTAAGAAATATGTTGAAAAAGACAAAAACGGATATAGATTAATAGTTGACAGAAGGCAGTCTTTACAAGATGCTATGGAAGCTGTAAGATTTTTCTTACAGTCAAGAGGATTACCTACAGATTATATAGGTGTAACACCAGATGGACATTTATATGAAAAAACAAGAAAATATCCTCTTGAAGACCAAATTAAAGCTTATGAAGATTCTGATAGCCTGTTTGAAAACGCTAAACAGCAGCAACAAACAATAGAAGTTCTTAATTTTCTTAAAGAAAAAACGGGACTTGAATACAGCTTTATTACTGAAGAGGAAGCTAAAGAAAAATTAAAAAATGAACCAAACTTTACAGAAGAACGTTTGAAAAATACAAACGCTTTTGTTCAGGGTGGAACAGTATTTTTTATAAAAGGTAGAAAGTTAAATGTAGATATTGCTGCTGAAGAAATGTTACACCCTTTTGTAGCATCTATAAAAACATCTAATTCTGAAGCTTTTAACTCTTTGTTAAAAGAAGCGTATAAAGCGTTTCCTGCTCTTACCAAAGCGATTGAGTCAACTTATCTCTCTGATAAAGATGAAGAACTTGTTACTCAAGCTCTTTCAAGAACTTTTAGAAAAGATTATGAAGAAAATCCTAATCATAATTCCATAAAAGAATTGTTTAATAAGTTTTGGAATTATGTTAAGGGATGGTTTAGAAATTCAGGAGATATTCCAATTTTTAACAATACAGATAAACTGTATGCCAAAGACTTAAGTGAAACTATTACGCTTACAAATCTTGCCAAAATCATCAATAGTGAACTATTGTTGGGTAATGCTAATTACATTAACAGAACAGCTTTAAACCAAAATCAGCAACCTATAGATTATGAAGCCCAATATGAAGCGTTAAATAAATACGTTGAAGAACAAACAGGTATTAAAAATTTTGATATTTATGGTGTAGATTATCTTAACGAAAAAGACAAAAAAACATTTGATGATTTTTCAAAACGTAATTCAAAACTTATCACTACACTGTTTGCTCTTGACTACAGAGTTAACGTTTCTTCTAATGAAGAACCTTCAGATTTAGGTGGAGATGAACGTCATTTTGAAGCGTTAAGTATTATTCGTGAAAATCAAGATTTGATTAATAAAATTATTGGTCAGCAGCAAGCAAAGGAACAGATACAGAATGTAAATGCTCAAAAGTATGTTGATCAATCACAACTTGATGAACAAGTAGCAAGTGTGTTTACTTCTCAACAAAGGGAAGACAGGGTTAATATGCTTGCCAAGTTGTTTAGTAGAACTGCTGATGCTTTAATTAGTAGAAGTGCAGAACCTGTTAAGGATAGAAAAGCTTTTATCATAGCAAATTCTCAAAGGATTTTTGATATTATGAAAGCTTGGTTCAATCCTGAAAGAACTGGACTTACAGATTATCAAAAACAGGAGTTCAAGAAAGTTCTTGATAATTTCCAAGCTTTAATTCAACAGGCAAGTGATAAGATTGCAGTTAATGAAAGTGTAGCTTTTGATTTTATTCTTAACGAGGCTAATGGTGTTAGTTCACAGGATTTAGGTAATACAGACAACGATAATACTGACCCTGAAGCTAATTCATTGGCTCTTAAAGATGGTTGGATGATTAAAGCAAGACAACTTGATTTAAGAGAAACTCTTAGTGCTGAAACAAGAAGAATACTCAACAATATTGTCAGAGTAAGACCTGATGGTAAAATTGATGTTGATGATTTGGGTATTGAAAGATACATTGACCCAGATTATGCTCATCTTACAATTCTTGAAGAAGTAAGCAAGATTACAAAATCTTCAGAGTTTGATGCTGCCATTGAAAGACTTGCTGTAAGACATCCTTGGATGAGATTAATTCAGCAAGAATTCAGAAAGGACCATTCAATTAAGGCAAAGTTCTATCAGGATATGAGAAAAGAACTTGTACCTTACTGGATGAATAGAAACGGTAAGACAAAACAGGTAAATATCAAACCTTCTACTCTCTACATGTTCCAGAATTGGCAAATGAATGAACTTGCAGAAAATAGACTTGATGATGATTCTATCTGGGATGCTACTGGAACACCTTCAAAAGCTGCTACCGAAAAAGGTGCAAAACTTGTAGATAGTATTGAAACTCAACTTAACGATAAAGGTGAAGAATCTGTTGTAAAAGATAATATCAAAACTTTACAGAAGATAGCAAGGATGCTTGGTATCGGTGTAAGTGACAGTACACTTGAAGACAGTTTGTTAAATGTTGTAGATTCTACCAAAGAAGATGAGCCTATATATGGTATTGAACAATTTTTAAGTTCAGCAAGAACTATATTTTCTGGTATAAACGATGAAAAATTCAATATTGGTGCAGAACTGATTACTGATTATTTCAAGTCAGCTTACTACAAGATTGCTGATGTTCTTAACGATCTTCCTGAAGGTGTAACAATCGCTTCTTTCAGAGAAAATGGTAAGAACTATGTATCTTATACCAATCCTTCTTATCTTGGTAAGATGCTTATGTCTATCAAAAGTGAAAACTGGCAAGCTTACATGGAGAAAGAGTTTGGTAGATTCAAGCATTTTAGAAAGAACGGTGTATATCGTATAGATATGTTAAGAAAACTTACAAGTCCGCTTGAAGGTAAGAAATATCGTGCGATGCTTGACAGGAAAGTTGTTCTTCATTATAATGGACGGGAATTTGATGATTGGACTCCTCAGATGTATCTTAGGGAAATGATGGATGAATTCTATTCAGATCCTTCAAAAGAAGGTGGAGATAAGTGGGCATGGTATTATATGCCTTTACTTTCTGATGCTCCTTCTGCTGAATATATAAAGTTTGTAAGATATACTGATGAACCCAATACTTCCGGTAGTGTTGAAGAAAAGATAATTCCAAAACTTGGAGATATTGTAAGACAGGAAATTGACAGAATCAATACAGTTCTTGCAAGAAAAAAGAGAATTGATGCTGGGGAAATACAGCCTATTGCAAACTATGATATAATAGTTGACAAAGATGGTAAAACTAAACTCAACGGAGCCAAGTTTTATTTCTTCCCTAGACTTAATTCTTATGTTGACCCTAACACTGGTAGAACATTCTTACAGGAATATGTTGCAAGACAGCAAGTCAATCAATCTGATGCAGATTTATATCTTGACAGTGTAATTTCTGAAGATGTAAAAGCCGGTTATAAGCAGTTTATACAAGAAAACGGTCTTAAAGATGAATCAAGAAGTAGAGAGTTTTATTACAATAATGCTTTGATGTATGCTCAAACTGTTGAACTTACTACTACAGACCTCGCTTATTATAAAAACTTGAACGATTTCCAGAAAAGATTCAAGGAAGTTTATGCTATGACACAGAGACTTTATCTCAAATCTCCTCTTGGTAAGCCTTCACAAAACGTTGTATATCTTAAAGATATAAAAATTGTATCAAAACTTTATGATGCAGTTAAAGACATTTTTGACAAGGCTTTAAGAGAAGGTAAGATTGATAAAGTAACTCATGATTATGTACTTTCTCAATATAAAAAGATAAACATAGCTGATGCTCAAGGTATAAGAAGTCTTGAATCTTACAGATCAATACTTGATTCTTGTGGTAAATGGACTGATAAAATGGAAGCAGCTTATCAGAATATTACAAGTGGTAAATTTGATATTGCTGATTTCAACGTTCTTTATGAAACTTTGAAACCTTTTACTTTTACACAGACTGCTGTTGACAGTGGTACTAATGAAGGTCTTATAAAGGTTCCGGTACACCATAAAGATTCTGAGTTTGTTCTTTTAAGTATCTACCAAGCAATTGCACAGAACATGGCTCCATCACCTATGATGAAAGCCATTGGTGATTTGTTTGATGGTAAATTCTCACCTAAAGGAGAGAAGATAGATATGGTTCTCTTTGAAAGTGGTGTAAAAGCTGGATTACAAGGACCTATTGATTTATCAGGTGAACATCTTGGATATGATGATTATGCAAAGAGGTTTAGAAAAGGAATAACACGAAAAGTTAATGGTAAACTTGAAATCAATCCGGAAGTAGTACATACAATTGATATGGAAGATTATGGTATTCAGGTTGTATCTTCTGAACACCTTATTGACCATTTTGAAATTATAGGTACTCAATTCAGACGTCTTATTGATTCTGATATTCCTGAAAATACAGTATTTACCATAAGAGGTAAGCAGTTTACAAAGAAAGAACTTCACGATTTATATCAGTCAATTCTTACAGAAAATATACTTGATTCTTTTGAAGATGTAAGAGCTATATTTGATGATACAGAAAAGCTTGCAGACAGACTTCAAAGGGAAATGGCTCAAAGTGGCAGATATACTGATGAAGAAAGAAAGGCTGCAACGCTTATAGAAGGTACTACAGACTTTAACATTCCTCTTTATGACCCGATACAGTCAAGAAGAATGGAACAAGCTCTTAATGCTATCATAAAGAAGAACATTACAAAACAAACGATGCGTAGAGGTTTGTGTCCTCAAGTATCTTCTGTTGGTTTTACTGATGAACTTCAAGTAAGACTGCGTGATGAACAGGGTAATCTTATTTTCAATGAGAATGAATGGAATGATGTAGAAAAGGCAAAATCTGGAATGTCTTATGATAATTACAAGAGGCTTAAAGCTTTGAGAAAGCAATTTAACACCTTTGAAGATTATCGTAAGACTGTAAAGGGTAATAGTGTTGGATATTGGGAAGTTTATCTTCCTGCTTATATGAAGTCTTTATATCTCAACTATGTTGATGATGAAGGAAAGCTTGATATGAGCAGAATTCCTGAAGATATGAGGAGATTGATAGGTTTCCGTGTACCTACGGAAGCTAAATATTCAATGCAACCTATGTATGTTAAGGGTTTTCTTCCTCAACAGAATGGTAGTGCTATAATGTTACCAGCTGAAATTACAGCTACTACAGGTTCTGACTTTGATATTGATAAAGTTCAATTACTTTTACCTCAGGGTTTTGATGTTGCAGATTATAAAAAAATCTATGACAATCTTAGTAAGAAGGAAAAAGATGTTTGGGAAGCTTCAGGAAGCACACAATTCTCTATTGAAGATGAACAATTGTTTGAACTTCTTGGTTTACCTGAAGAAGAAGTAGAAAAACAGTCTGGATTTACAAAGTGGCTTGCTTATGCTAAAAAAAGTACACCTGAAATATTCAAAAATGCAGACGATACAAAATTTAAATATGTAGGATATGATTATACAAAGAGTGTTCAAGAAAACAAGAGATATAAGAGAAATAATGCTCTTATAGATATTGCTTGGTCTGTTCTTACCAATGAATCGGTTGCTGAACAAACTCTTGGTATTGGTGGTTTTGATGAACTCAAGAGATTGAAAGATATATTCACAATCATGAAAATGGTTCCTTTCACAACTATCAAGAAAGAACTTGGAGTTACTGGAGGTTTTAACGAAGTGTTTAAAGCTCTTGCAAATATCAGTCAGAAAAAAGCTGAAGAACTTGCCGCAAAATATGAAAAGGTTCTCGACCCGCTTTCTCCTACTACACAGATGTATTTCCATGAACAAAATGCTGTTGGTGGTAAGATGATTGGTATTTATGCGGTTGGTAACGCTGCTCATGCTATTGGTGAACACCATAAGATACAGCTGATACACGAATTAGAATTCTTCGGAAAACATTACAAGAAAATAGATGCAACAATTTCAGAAGAAGGTAAACTTATTTCTAAAGCTCTTGCTGAATTTATCGGTGCTTCTGTTGATAATGTTAAAGACCCTGTACTTGCGGCACTTATGCAAAACACAAGTACAGGAGATATAACAAATTTCCTTGTAAGACTTGGTGTTCCTGCTTATGAAGCTGTGTTATTGCTTACCTGTCCTTATGTAGCAAGAGACAAGAGAATTCAAGGTGAGGTCAATCTTACACCTGAAAATGTTGCTATGGCCATTAATTATAGGGCTTTAAGAAATAGTGGGGAAATAAGCGATGAAGAGAAGGCACAGCTTGATAACATGGCAAACATTATTTGTAGTAGAGTTTCCGATTTGAGAGATACGGTAAGTAGTCTTGCAAAAGAACTTACAGAAGAAACTCAAATATCAAGAGCTGATGCTATGACTAATGCTGCTGGTCCTGATGTTGCAAGTAACGAGTTCAGAATCCATAAGATTGAACTTAGAAGGGATACTGTTGAAAGAGAGATGAATAATATAGAATCTGACGTTCTTGATTATGATTTTCTCTTTGATGGTAACTTTGATAAGGATCACATAAGAAGAGAGTGTATGAAAAGTACTACTCCAGCACTTACAGCTATGACAAAATGTGGTGTAATAGGCACAAGAGAATTACTGAATAAGTATTTTCCTCACACAAAACCTGTTGTTGCCAATCTTATTCATAGCAAAGAGTTTGGTTTGAGAAGGTATATAAAGCTTGACACTTTAAAGAAAGAAGATTACATAAATCTTGTAGAAAAGTTTTATGCTGATTTATATCTTTATCTTCTTAATGGAACAGAGTTCTTTGGAAATATCAGCGGATTGAACAAGACACAAAACTTTATGTTCACATTGGATAACATTCCTGCATTGTTTGATGAAATGCTGAAAAAATATCCAGAACTTAAGAGCAATTATTTCATTTCTCAACTTCAAACAGTAAAAGCTTTTGGTAGAACAAGAAAAATTGTTACTAAAAACTCTAATTACTCAAAAACAAAGAAAGAAAGAATGTCTCTTGATTGGACACAACTGGTAACAGACAATAATCCTGAAATTAAGAATCTTGGATTTATGTTGTTCAAATATTCAACTTTAAACGGTTTGGGATTTTCACCTTATTCTTTTGTACAAACGGTTCCTAATGTTATCAAGAGAGCTATTCCTGATTACATTGATGGTATAAGAAGACTTGAAACCTATGATATGGACAATGTTCTTAGACCTTTTGTTGAACAATTTGTATTGAATCACATAAGAACAAATACAAAACTTTCAAAACCTATAAAAGCTGTTGAAAAAGTTGAAGGTGATGAATATTTTGTAGATGCATCTGTTTCAGCATTTGATGTAACGATTAGAAGAGAAGGAAAAGGTATAGAAAAAGTCACAAGACCTGCACTGTTCCTATCTTTTCCTGTAAGAACTGTTGTAGATGGAAATGAAGCAATTGTTATAAAATATCTCAGATTTGATAGAGCTGAAGATGGTCAAAACGTTTACAAACTTGTAAAACCTCTTGGTATCAATAACGTTGCAAAAGAGTATTATTTTGGTCAACAAGAATATACTCCCGCATTTACAATTAGTGATACACAAGGTGCAAAACGTACAGAAGAAGAAGCGAGAGAAGCACTTGATGCTCTTGAACAAGCTATGTATGAAGCAGAAGGAAGTGATGTAATGTTTGACCCTGAAAGTGGAGATTATCTTTATGGTGATGAATTTGTAGAAGTTATACTTGATGGTGATATGCCTGAAATTCCAGAAGCTAAAGACCCTGTTACAGGACAATCCATTTGTAAATAATTGAATTAAAATTATATGGCAAACGAATTTTGTGTTTACATTCCCTCGGTTTTTGATAAGGAACATAATGTTAGGGAGAGCAAGCTTTTCACAGGCTTGCTTTCCCTCAACAATAATGACAGAAATCAAACAATCAAAGACTATTCTTATCTAAAGAGTGATTATTTCAAAAACAAATATTCATATCTTGTAGGAGAAGATGATGCTGGTGAACCTTTACTTGAAGATATCATAAAACACAAATTGATAGATGAAGGTAAAGTCATTACAAGACTTAATACTGAAATTGGAGGTTTGGATAAAGATGGTAAGAGGATATATATGCCTGATACCACTGAAAACTATATGAAGCTTTCCAAGATTGCAACAGAGTTTAATAGTTCAAATCCCAATGCAAAAAATTATACAGCAGTTGTATCAAGAAATGAAAACGGTATATCTGTAGCAATAGATAAAAACGGTGAGGATATTGCATTTAAAAGTGCTGAAATGCAAGAAAACTATCTATTGATGCAAAGTTTGTATAACATTCTTAACAGATTAGGTCTTTCTAATGAGGATTTACATAATGTGTTAGACAATTTCTACAAACATCATTATGAAAATCCTGTAAGTGAAATGGACAATTCAAAAGTTGCACAATCTGTAGCCTCAGACCTGATTAAAGCTGCTGGATATTTTGGCAATAACGATTTGAATCATTCTGCACCTTCAGTTGATGGTGTTGTATTACTTCTTGAAATTCTTAAAGATGATGTACTTATAAAAAGATATCTTGCAGCTAATAGAAAAGGAATACTTGATGAATCTACAGAAGAAGAAAGAGCAAGACTTGAAGAAGATGATACAACAATCTTAAGGACTGCTGCTGCAAATATTCTTGATGCCACTGAAGATATTAAAGCAGGAAAGAAAATTGAATCTCCTATTGCACCATTAGTAGAACGTGTAGTAAACAGACTTAGTAATTTTGTTAAAAATGACTTGAATACTGTAGAAATAGCAAGTGCTAAAGATGTAGCATCACAAGCAGCTTTTGATAATTCAAAACAAGATTCTCCAGACGACAAAACAAAAAAAGCACAGAAGAAAAAACTTAACAGTGTAAAATCTACAGATACACTTGACAAGTCTGCTACAAAAGCAAAAAAGATTCTTCAAGACAGTATTGACAAGGCTGTTAAAAAAGCTATTTTCTATACAGAATCTTTACAGAATCAGATAAGAGCTGCTAAAGATGAAAAAGATATTGAAGCTCTTAAAAAGAAAGAGGAGAATTATCGTAACAGAATGGCTGATTTTCTTGAAAAACAACGTAAATTTCTTAAAAACCAGCAATTTAATCTTGGTATAGAGAATTATGTTACAGAAGCTCTTAAAGAGGTTAAAAGTGTTAAGGAAAAACTTGACAAAGCTATCAGTGAATCTTTACCTTTGGATGAGAAAGCAAGACTGCTTATCAATTGTCTCAGAATCATACAAAGTAATCAAGAAACAATTGAATCTCTTACAGTTGCTGAAAATGAATCTGAAGGAATCAAGCTTTCTGAAAATGCAACAAAAGAACTTCATGACTTAAGAAGTATGTTCAATGCGTTGGAAACACTTTATGGTGAACAATCGTTACTCACTTTCTCTAAGTATCTTGAAAAGTTTCTTGACCACACAATTACTTATGGAAACAAATCTATAAGCAAGTCAGATATTGTTGAATTGTTAAGAACCGCTGAAAAGGATACAGGCTTTGGTGAAACTTGGTTGCTTTCTGCTGCTGATAGTTCAGATATTATAATAAAGCTATCAGATAAGGCTTTGAAGGCATCTAAAGAAAGAAAGAGACAGAAGACTCTTGATATAACAAGAAGGCTTAAAAATGCCGCTTCAAAGCTTCCTAACAGCAATACAGATTTTATGTTTGAAAGACATGCTGATGGTACTATTGCAGGAAGATATGTTTCAGATACAAACTGGACATTGTTCTTTGAGAACAGAAATAACTTTGAAGAGTATCTTTTAAACAAGTATGGTAAAAATCCTAAAGGTCAGAAAGCAAAAGATAAACTTAAAGAAAGAAGGGAATGGAAAAAAGCAAATCTTGATAAAGACGGTAATCCTAACAAGAACCTTTATTTTGTAGATGTTGAAAAACAGCTTACTCCTGAACAATTTGAATATTATAAAACCTTTATGAATATAAGAGAAGAACTTGTTTCTTATCTTCCTAT